CTCACATCTTTGGCAAATGATCGCTTCAAAAATTCCACTTCAGTAATCGGCCTAAAGGCAGACGTGGCTTCAGATTTAATTTCGGTAGTATATACCATACCTACTTTTCTCATAAGTTCTGGCAACTTCAACTCGTTGAAATTATCTCTAAATGGTTCAGAAACGGAGAAAATATTATCGTCCCCCATAGCTGCTATATATACATTATCATTAAAGTCGCACATAGCGTTACCCGCCAAAATCCATGCTACTCTAAAAGCTAAATTATTATACATGGTATTAATAAGTGAAGTTAAAGGATTACCCGAAGGCATCGAAGCAAACCATTCATACACTTCATTTCCGTGAATATGTCTTGAATTGGTAATCTCTGCCCACAAATACTTACGCATCATTACGCAGTGAACGTTTTTATAACCATACCAATCACTAATGATTCTATAAACCATATTCAATAAGTACGGTTGCTCATGTCCATCGAACTTACTATAATCCCCAGCTCCAACATATATGTTACCATCCTTGTCTTTGCCGTGTACAGAAAGTCTATGAACCAAATAACTCCACTGAGCACTATACGGATTAACTCCTATCGCAGATCCTACATCTAAATTACTGGAAATAAAAGCATCCATAAAAGCTCCAAAGTACATCCTAAAGAGTACTAACAGAGTAAAAGGACAAGCTGAAAATATCCTAGTCTTTCCAAGATGACACTTTTCTATCGATACCTTCTCGTCCTTCAAACAATCTGTATAGAAAAATTAGGACGGACACCATCTTCATATTTACTTATTATAAACTTTATCTCCTCTTCTATCTCAAAGTAGGCTTGACTCTTCTCTTCATAAGTAGAATTTGGAGAATAATACCTCTTCTTCATATTATTCTTATCTATACTTAATGGCCATCCTGCACTGGTACTAGACATTATAGGCCCTACACCACGAAAACCATGCAACGCTTCCTGTAAAGGTATTGGTTGATTAACGTCATAACCATAGTCTACAGTACTATATTTTATGTCTTGAGAATAAGCCATGGCTGCATGCGAACAAATGTGTGAAGGTATACAAACTTGATCCTTCCCATAATTTAACAAACCATTCTGATAAGGATCAATATACTCATCATCATCATTAAAGAATGGTCTAAGTCTAGCAGGTAAAGTACTAGGACGATCATAAGGTGATGGTAAATTTCCGTAAAACTTACTTCTCTTCAGATCAGTAGCAAAAGGTACAGGAGCCGCCAATTGAGAAGGTAACTCTAATACTTTATGTACACCTGACTGACTTTCCATCAACATCGGTAATCTACCGTCC